CATGTAATCCATTAGGTGCTGAATACTTAATGCTTTTTGTCTTTGGGTTGTATTCGTAGGTAAACACCTCAAATTCCTTTCTCAACCAATCTCTATCTAAAAAGGTTACTTCTTTGTTTTGGTTGCCTACCATTAATTGTTCTATAATATCCTGCTTGCTCTTGCTTGTTGTAACAAAAGCCTCCAATCTATCCTTAAAGTTAATATTGTTTTGTATTTGCTCAAAGATAGCGTCCCCTATACTATTAACCTCTACCATTGCATACGCTTGGTATTCGTTTAGCTTATTAGTTATTTGATTAACAATATTTGCCCAACTGTTTTGCCTCCACCTATCACAGTAAACCATTTGCCCTATCTCATTGAATATAGTTAGTACGGTGTAATCGTCCGCCCTACCCAAGTCAATCCCTGCATAATACCTACTACTTGTTTGAACGTCATTAGTATAGTTCATATCTAAGAACAATCCAGCACCGCCATCAATAAACTCTGCTAAGTACTCCTGCTTAAAAATATGCTCGGGGAGTGTTACTTTTGCATCATCTATTTCAGTTGGATTGATTATAGGGTTATCATAAGAACTCATTGTAAAGCTCTTATATTGAGGATTAACCCCATCTAATTGGTGTAAGTGGTAAAAGTGGTTTTTACCCTTTGGAGTGGATATTAGTAACACCTTCTTGCCTTTAACTAATACCGTTGCCCTTAGTACCTCAGTCCACGCCTCACTATCCATAAAGGCGAACTCATCACATACTAAGTAATGAAATGTAAAGCCCCTTATGTTATCGTATCTCTCAGCACTAAAGAATTGTAGTGTACTGCCATTGGTAAACTTAAAATACAACTCCTGCTTATTGCGTTCTATTACTAATCCAGTATTACTTAATGCAGTATCTATCTCATCAAATACTTTTTTTGCCTGCTTATAAATAGGAGATACCCAAGCAGCTTTGCAATCGTTATCCGATAAACACCACTTGAGTAATTGATTAGTAGCCAATAAAGACTTACCAAACTGCCTACCAATATTTAAAACGTAATACTTGTAAGGTTCGTTCTCTATACTATTGTGAATCTTGAGTTGATTCCGATGGGGGCTGTATAGTGTTACTTCCAAAACTTACTGTTATATTTTTATTAGTTTGATTAACTTCACTATGTACTTCGTCTTTCCAATCCTTACTATTAAGGTTCTTTAATGCAAATATACTACCAGCATAAGCAAAGCCATGTAGGTTCTTTTCGTAGCATGATTCGATAAAAGATTGCAACCTCGAGATTGTGTAAGAAAAATCTTTACTTCTTGCCTTATAATCATACCAACTTTGCCTCTTTTCAAACCCTAAATGGAATATTAAACCACTTATTGTAGGTTTACATATCCCGTTTGCTCCCGTTTCAATATCAAAGTATTCTATTGCCTTTTCCATCATTTGCTCAGGAGTTTCATATATGGGAGGTCTACCGTTTGTGGTAAGTCCTAAAGCGAATCTATTACCTTTTGGTGCTGCACACATATTATCTATAAAGTTTAGCAATACTATCTGCTTGAGCTTGTTTAAAGTTGCTGTAATCTAACATAAGGCTATCTGCTCTTCTGTTTAGACTATCCATATACTTATCTTGTTTAGGGTATTCTTTTAACTCTGTAAAAGGTTTATCTTCGTTACAAGCTAAAGTGAAAGTAATTACTGTTAATGCTATTAGTTTTTTCATTTGTTCTTTTATTGCTGCTTTACCTCTTTTAAGTAGGTTTGGTTTACATTCGTTACATATATTCGCTTTACATAGTTCGCAATACTCTACTTCTTTAAGTGTTGTATCGTTATCTATTAACTCACATACTCTACATATTGCTTTCATATACTAACATATCTAAGTAGGTTCTTATTAAAAATGCTGACATACACGAAGGGCATCCAGTATTAGTATCAGGAGATATTTTTTGTGCAAGTTCGTTGCACCCTCCTACATATTCGCCTATTCGATTAAATAGTTCTAATACTTCCCTATGCTTAACCGCCTCTTCGTATTGCTCTTTAGTCATTATTTAATTCATTTTCGTATTCTTTAAATAACTCTTCGCTTGTCTTAACTCCATCTTCATTAGACCAAAGATAAACTTTTTCACCTAAACTATCACGAATAACATTATGTAATCTATAATGGTTTTCCGCTAACCATTCTGCAAACTTAGTCATTATTATATATAAATTTTAGTGTTTTGTGCATACTATTTGATAAAATATTTAGAGGTACTACCATCAATAGCAATGTACTTTGGTTTATACTTTATTGATTTAAAGAACTCATCACAAGCTAACTTACAACCATAAAGACCGTAATCATCTATAATAACTACACCACCTTTAGCTACTGAACTAAACAAATGATTAAGGCAAACCATTGTACTCTCGTATAAGTCCCCATCTAATCTAAGTAATGCTATTTTATTGGGCTTGTACTCAGGTAATGTATTTTGAAACCATCCTTTAACAAAAGTAATATCATTTACATTGCCAACACATTCAGTTATATTGCTAATTACATTCTCTAAAGAGTGTACAGTTATACCAGTACTTTCAAGTCTACCATCCATTCCATCCATCTTGCCTATTCCTGCTTGCTCTTTATCTTTAGCCTCAATCCCAAAAGGAATACCCTCATAAGAATCAAACGCTATAATGTTTCGTGTTTCGTTTCTATTTGCTAATGCTGACTTAATCAAAGCTATTTGACCACCACCGCCTACACCGCACTCTATAATATCGCCTTGTATATTATTGTTTATGATATAGTTAACCATATCAATAGTATTATAACACGTTTGCTCAGTTGCGTAACAGTATTGGAATATTTGTTTGTTTGACTTCATATAGATAAGTGATGTATGTAAGAATGATTACCAAATTCATAAGGCTCAAAGCAATGTGATGCAGTTGTAATATATCCGTAGTCGTACATCTTTACTTTAAAACGATTAAATATAACACTCATAACCGCTTGGTCGTGTCTATGTGCTATAAATCCTTCACGAGTACTTGAACCATCATTAAAAGAACCTATCTCAGATTGTCTTATAAGAACCCTTAATATCTTGTGAGCATCGGGATTATTAAAGTCTAAACCGAAAGCACCGCCCCATACTTGAGGAGTAGTTTGTAGTTCATGTTCTGACATTATAAGATTATCTACTGCTAAATCACTAATGTAGTTCTTTAACGGATGCCCTAAGTTATGGAAACAAAAGCCTGCTGTATTATTAAATAGTTCATCTATATCAAGTGCAACTTGCAAAGAACTATCAAGCCACACTATACGCTCGTAACCATCCTTAACAGCTTGTTGGATTAAGTCTAACTTAAACTTATAAGGCACTTCACTATGTGGTGTAACATTCGGTGTTAATATCTCAAATCCATTATATTCACGCTCAACCATATCAGGAGAGTACATTCTAAGCTCGTAGCCCTTACAACTATCAATAAGTCTTTTTAATCCCTTATGATAATCTTCCCTACCTTTTGATGCGTAACTAATTATTAGTGTTTTCATTTAGTATCTTATCTGCTTCACTATCTAATTTATAGTGATTGTAGTTATGTAATATCCTTTCGCTATGTGCTTCGGTTTTAATTCCTTTTAATACTCTCCCCATCCAATCCCAGTCCTCGTTATGGTTTAATCCATTAAACTCATACTCTATTGCTATATCTCTACGAATAGGGCAAACGTGCCACGCATTCCTTTTTACCTCTCTTTCAGGTGTTGCACCATCGTTACTATTACCTAACTGCATATTAATTACAGTCCAATAGTCATCACACTTAAACAAAGACTTAAATGTACAGACGTCTTTATCTTGATTACATAACCTCAATAATGTTTCTACATAGTCGGGGCTTGTCCAATCGTCATCATCTAAGAAACAAATATACTTACCACTTGAACGGTTTAATAAGCTATTTCTTTTGTCGCCTATACTTAATCCACCTTGTAAGAACCTTTTGCTATCGTCTACCATTACCTCAATCTTACCTAAACTACTATGTATGTTATCGCAATAATCAATCTGCTTTTGCAAATGTAATAATAATTTATTTAATTTCAAACTCCTTTCGGGAATTGATGGTATTAATATACTAAGCATACTCTTTATTTGTTGATGAATACCTATACCAGTA